CTTCTCTCTGAAAAGTTTTGAAAACCACAATAGAATTTTCAACTCTGAAGCTCTGCTCAACTTTGCTACTTCCTCCCTAACATGGATTATCTCCTCACCGCTTTCAATCGAATCACTTCTTGGATTTCGGCCCCCCGAAACCTGGAATACGTCGGACGCTACTCTCTGCCTCCTGGCATCATCAGAATCAACCCTGAAGCCACGAGCAATCACAAACGTACGCTTGACGTTGCCTTCTCTCGTTACCTTTACAGTCACGAGATCCGGCAGATCACTGAAGAATACAGACGCTCTGACATCACTGAAGAAGCCATTCTAAATGACTTTTTCGCTAATGATGTTGAATCGTTTGACATCCCTTTCGACGAACACGTCGAATTCGGTCTCCAATGCATGGCTGACGCCTTTCGTCCTCCACGCCCTTGCCGTCCCGTTCACATACTAGACGTCAAACACGGATACCCTTTCAAATGGAATGTCAACGCCGAAGCGCCCTTTTCTACTGACGAATTCTTTCTCAACCAACGAAAGACATTCGGTGAATTCATTTCACAACGCGAATACGATCACATCGATCGAGAAGATTTCTTCCGCCGCTATCCCGACCTCGATAACCACGACAGGATCGCCACAATTGTACCGTCTAAATTTGGCTTCATGAAGTCAATGATATTTAGTTGGACTCGCCGCTGGCACCACGTCATAAAATCAGGTTTTACCGACCGCTCCGGACTTGAAGAAAATGATTACCTTGCTAATCGCTTCATTTTTCCCATGCTATTACACACAAAAACCGCTATCGTCAAGAAGAACGATCCCGACAAGATGCGCACAATCTGGGGTTCACCTAAACCGTGGATCATAGATGACGCCATGCTTTGGTGGGAATACGTTGCTTTTGTCAAATTCAATCCCGGCGTCACACCGATGCTCTGGGGTTACGAAACCTTCACTGGTGGATGGATGCGACTCAATCATGAGTTGTTCAAATCACATCTACTTTGTTCCTTTCTCACATTGGACTGGTCTCGCTTTGACAAACACGCTTACTTCACCCTCATACGACGAATCATGTACAAGACTCGAGAATTCCTCGACTTTACAAGCGGATACGTACCTACTCACGCTGCACCTGATCATCCTGGCTGGAATCACACCCATGCTCTAAGGATAGAACGACTTTGGCTTTGGGCACTCGAAAACCTTTTCGAAGCTCCAATCGTGTTACCTAACGGTGACATGTACCGCCGACGTTTTGCTGGAATCCCATCTGGCTTATATATCACGCAGTTGCTTGACTCTTGGTACAACTATACAATGCTCGCTACACTCCTCAGCGTACTTGGTTTCGACCCACGTAAATGCATCATCAAAGTTCAAGGCGATGACTCAATCATCCGTCTTTACTTGCTTATTCCTCCGAATGAGCATGACGACTTCATGAATGCTCTTTGCGAACAGGCCCTCAAGTATTTCAACGCTATCATCTCTCTTCAAAAGAGTGAGATACGCAACCAGCTCAATGGATGCGAAGTATTGTCCTATCGTAATCACAATGGCTTCCCACACCGTGATGAAATCTCTATGCTTGCACAGTTTTACCACACTAAAGCACGAGATCCTACTCCCTCCATCACTATGGCACAAGCTATTGGATTCGCTTACGCATCATGCGGTAACCACAACCGTGTGCTCTACGTCTGTAAGGATGTCTATGACTATTACAAAAGTCAAGGCTTCTCTCCTAACCGAGCCGGATTGACCGTCGTCTTCGGGAACTCACCTGACCTTGAGCTTCCTGAAATGCCACTCGATCATTTTCCTACCAAGGAAGAAATTCGAAGGTATTTTACTGCGATGTCTTACAAAAATCCTGTTCAACAAGAAAAAACTTGGCCGAGATCACTATTCTGCTACGCTC